CGGCGGTATCGTAAACCCTCTGTTGGAAAAGTAGTGAGCGTGCGGGTACAGGAAGCGAGTCAGGTTCTGGACTGTCACGGCCTTCAATGTGTCAGGCTGCGAGAAACGTCTGAGATTGAATGTGGGCATACTGTTTTCCTTTCGTTTTGATTCCTTTCGGAAGCGATATCGACCTTTCAGCCAGCGCCCCGGACAGCCACGACCTTCCCAACAATTCTCAGGTCGTCGTCTGGACCTATGGGCATCGGCTTGTATTTCGGATTCTCCGGCCGGAGTTCAATCCGGTCATCTGTGATATAGAGCCTCTTTACTGTCGCCTCGTCCTCAAGCAGCGCCACGACTATGTCGCCACTCTCGGACACAGGCTGTTGGCGGACAATCAGCGTGTCTCCATCATTGATGCCCGCGCCTTTCATGCTGTCGCCTTGCACCGCAAGAGCGAAGAACCGGCCGCCTGACACTACGCTGCTCTCTACCAGTACCTCACCAATGACATTCTCGTCTGCTAGGATCGGTAGACCCGCAGCAACCCTGCCGATCACGGGCACGGAGACAAGGCCCAGAACCGGGCTGATGGGTTCCCGGACGATTGCCAGTCCCCTGGCTTTGCCCGGTTCTCTCTTCAGATAGCCCTTGCGAACGAGTTGGCTGATCTGGTCGTGAGCGCTCGCGTTCGTGATGCTCAGCACCTCGCCAAGTTCCGCAGCGGTCGGCGGAAAACCGTGCTGGTCCACGAACTTGCGAATGGCCTTGAGCGTCCTAGTCTGCGAATCGGTTATCTCTACACTCGGCTTCCGCCCGGGCTTGAGTCTTTCACCTGAGCTGTTCTCTGGGTCCATACATCCTCACCACCAAAGAAGATAAGCCGCATGCACCAGGCAAGCGACCGCAAGAGCCACATTATATCACCTAACGTCTGTCTGGTCAATCACAAAATATCATCGCCTCAGCAGCGGTGTACGGCCCCCGCAGAAATTCCCGGCAACCACCCCCAACCGCCAGTAAATATCAACTATGGACGGGCTGGCCGAGGCCAGTTCAGTTCCAGGGCGCGCCTCAAATCTTGACTGGAGGACAGATTGATACGAACGGTATACAAGTTCACATTCGACGGCAGCGTAGCGATGGACGACGTCGAGCGAATACTCGCATTGTCCGCTATTCCTGTGGAGTCGATCCACGGTGAGTCCGCGATGTTGGTCGACGGCAGATTCGCCGTGAATAAGAGGCGTCGCACCTGCCTGATAGACGCGGAGTCTCAGCTCGGAAACGACCTCGCGAGAGTGTTCACAGGATTCCTGAACGCCAGCGCCGGTGGCAGCTTCCGAGTCGATTTCGGGGAGACCGGGGAGCGGCTCGGCGATCTGCTCGATCTGTATGGAGCGTTCGCATGAACCAGCCAACGGTTTCCACCTACTCATTCTGGAACTCGTTCCGCAACTGCCGGAAAGCCTGCGAGTGGAGGTATCTGAGGGAACTGGTCCCTATCGGCCGGGACCAGGCCCTCTCGTTCGGGACGCTCATCCACACGTGCCTTGAGATGTGGCACGGCGGTGACGGCCTGGATTCGGTGCTCGACTTCCTCGACCGATCACTGCCGAACCGGGCGCAGGACGAATCGCAGAAGTCCGACTGGCACTTGGCCAGAGCAATGATGACTGGCTATGCCGCACGATACGCGACTGAGGATTTCGAGATCGTCGCTCTTGAGAAAACGTTCGAGGGCAAGATCATCAATCCCGCCACCAGAGCGTGCTCCCGCAGCTTGACCATGGCCGGAAAGGTGGATGGCATAGTGCGTATGCGGGCAACTGGCGAGTACTACATCTTCGAGCATAAGACAGCCTCGCAAGTGGACGCCGACTATCTTGAGCGCTTATGGACTGATCTCCAGATCACGCTGTATGCGCACTACATCGAGCAGACGCTCGGCATCAAGATCGCTGGCGTCATCTACAACGTGCTCGTCAAAGCGAAGCTACAGCAGGGCAAGGGCGAGACGGAAGCCGAGTTCGAATCCCGCCGCGCGGAATTGCTGTCCAAGTCGAAGACCGGCAAGTCTTCCGCCACGCGAAAGCTGCCGGAGCCGGATGAAGCATTCCAGGACCGGCTTGCCGTGAAGTACGCCGAGCCTGACATGTTCTGCCGAGAGGCTCTCTATATCTCGCGCGACCAGTTCGACGCGATGAAGAGCGACCTCTGGGAGCTTACACAGCAGTTCCTGGACTGCAGACGTCGTGACGCATTCTGCCGGAACACATCCTACTGCTTCGCGAACCACCGGACGTGCGCATACTTCCCGCTCTGTCGTTCAAACGGCAGCGAGAACGTGATCGCCAACTTCTATGAGACAAAGCAGCCGCACGAAGAACTGCGGACGGATTCCGAGATATCAAACGCCCATAAGGAGGCATTCTGATGCTACTTCCAACCCAGAAGACACCGCCCAAACCAAACCTGGCGGACCTGACGGTCCTGGTCTACGGCGCGACAAAGATAGGTAAGTCGACGTGGTGCTCGCACGCGGACCGCGCGGTGTTCCTCTCGACCGAGCCCGGCCTGAACTCCCTGGAGGTATTCCAGGTTCCGATCCGGTCGTGGGACGAGCTGCTCGCGGCCTGCGGAGAGATAGCCGAGGGCAATCACGAGTTCAGGACCGTGATTCTCGACACCGTCGATAACGCGTATCGAATGTGCGCCGAACACGTCTGCCGCAAGTTCAAGGTCGAGCACGAGTCCGATCTCGGCTACGGCAAGGGCTTCGCTCTCACCAACAACGAGTTCCAGCGCGTCCTGAACAAGCTTGCTTTCATGCCCTGCGGCCTGTATCTCATTTCCCATTCGCAGGAGGTGGAGATAGAGACCCGCACCGGCAAGTACAACAAAACCGTGCCGACACTGCCGGAGAAGGCCAGAAAGATCGTTCTCGGCTTAGTCGACATGGTCCTCTACTGCGACATCGAAACGGCGGCAGGTCCCGACAACAAGATGGCGGCTCGCCGAGTCATGCGCACTAAGCCCAGTCTCAACTATGAGGCGGGCGACCGGACCGGCAAGCTGCCCGAAGTGATCGATCTCGACTATGCCAAGTTCGCCGAGGCGTTCAACGCCACGGCGGATACCAAGAAAACACCCAAGGAGGCAACACGATGACCCAGGATTACGACACCACGGGCACGAGCGATCTTGACCTCGCTCAGTTTGACGATGACTTCGCCGAAGCGCCCGTCGAGGAACGGGAGTTCGAGGACATACCCGACGGCAAGTATCAGGTGAACGTCGAGAAGGTCGAACTCACCCGCGCTCAGTCCTCCGGCAATCCGATGCTGAAGTGGACGCTGAAGATTCTCGGCCCACGGTTCGCCGGACGTCTGCTCTGGCGCAACAGCGTGATGGCCTCGAAGGAGAACCTGAAGTGGCTGAAGACCGACTTGCACACCTGCGGGCTGGACATCGAGAAGCTCTCCGATCTTCCGGCCAGACTCGGCGACCTCTTGGATGTGAAGCTTGAGGTCACCAAGCGCACCAAGGGCGAGAGCGAGAACATCTACTTCAACCGGCGGATAGTGGTTGAGGATTTGGCTCCCGAGGACGACTCGCTCGCCCCGTTCTAGATGGCCGAACTCGTCACGGTCGTAGTCGATACGCGCGAACAGGAGCCGTATTCGTTTCCTCCTCAACGGTTCGTGATCGAGCGGCGTGCTCTACCGGCGGGGGACTATTCCCTCGCCGGTCTGGAGCACGTAGTCGCTGTCGAGCGGAAGACGGCAGAGGACTTCGTCCACACGGTCATCCGCGACAGAGACCGGTTCCGCAGAGAGCTTCTGAAGCTTGCCGAATACGACCGGGCGTGCGTGGTGGTGGAAGCCGGGCTTGATGATCTGCTCAGCGGAGCCTATCGTTCCGGCGCGCATCCGAGTTCGGTTGTAGGTGCCGCGCTCTCGATCATCGTCGACTACGGCGTCCCTGTCTATTTCTGCTCCGACCGGCAGTGCGCGCGCCGGTTCGTCGAAGAGTACTTGCTGCGCTATCATCGGAGGGCTCAGGATTCATGCCAACAGCAACAACAGAACACACCCGAATCCGGGGGGAGGTCGAGCGAGTATTCTTCTCATCCGCCAACTTCTCTGCCGGACGGTTCATAACAGAGCGCGGTGACCGGATACAGTTCGCCGGAAACGTGGTGGTTCAGGAGAACCAGCCGCTCGTGCTTCACGGCAAGTTCGTTCGGCACCCCAAGTATGGCTTCCAGTTCGAGGTCACGAGCATGGAGTTCGACCGGCAGATGGACGCCCGCGGCCTCGCCAACTATCTTGCGAACAATCCTGACATCAAGGGTATCGGCCCGGCAAAAGCAAGGATCATCGCTGAGCGGTTCGGCTCGGGGTTCGAGCAGCACCTAATCGATGAACCGGAGAAGATCGCGGACGCCGCGAAGGTGCCGCTATCGGTTATCGAGTCTCTCCGCGATCACTGGCTCGAAACGAGCCATGTGAACCAGGCGATGACGGCGCTTGCCGCATACGGGCTCACACATCATCAGGTAACGAAGCTGGTGAAGAAGCTCGGCAACAATGCGGTCGGCATCATTGAGCGCGACCCTTATGTGATTGTCGGGGAGATCGACGGCTTTGGCTTCAAGCGGATCGACAAGATAGCTCGGCAGGTGGGCATCGCCAAGGACGAGCCAAGCCGCGTTCGCGCTGGGATTGTGTTCTGCATCGATGATGCCCTGGATCAGGGCGACTGCTGGGTGGAGTACGAAGACCTGCTCGACCGGGTCAACGAGTTGCTCGTGATGGACTGCCTGGACAGTCGCGAGCAGATCGAGAAGCACCTGGACGATCTGATCGATGAGAAGTCCCTGACCTGCTACTCCGCTGAGTGCAGGTTCCTCGTGGCAAAGCCATTCATCCGGAGTACTGAAGAGGATCTGGCGCGCGTGTTCGCTGGCGGCTCAAAGACCAGTCCGTGCCTTGGAGAAGAGTCTGATACGCGCGCGGAGGTGAGGCGTGTCGCGCCGCGCCTCAATCCCAAGCAGCTTGACGCGGCCGTTAGCGCCGCCGCGCATTCCATATCACTCATCTCCGGTGGTGCCGGATCCGGTAAGACATTCACTGTCGCCGCGATCACCCGGCTCTGCGACGAGCATGACCTGCGCGTAGTGCTCTGTGCACCAACCGGCAAGGCCGCCAAACGAATGGAAGAGGCCACCGGCCGGGAAGCTTCAACGATCCACAGGCTGCTCGGGTTCAACGGCAAGACCTACGCTCGTGACTCGGAGAACCCCATCTCGGCAGACATGCTTATCGTCGACGAGGTCTCGATGGTCGACGTCGTTCTCGCCTGGCATCTCTTCCAGGCAATCGATCTTGACCGCACGGCAGTTGTACTCGTTGGCGACCACAATCAGCTTCCGCCTGTCGGCCCGGGCAACATCCTTCGAGACTTGATCGAGTCAAGATCGCTGCCGACCACGATCCTCGACGACATAGTGCGGCAGGCTGGAATCCTCAAAGAGAACAGCATCGCGATTCTCAAAGGCGAAGTGCCAAAGACTCCGCAACGCGATACCTCGGCGCGGGGGGCGTGGTATGTCGCTGACCAGCATACCGACGCAGAACGCGTCCAACGGTTCGTTCTCGACCTGTTCGAACACACGCTCAATGAGAAGCTGGGCTTTGACATCCTGCGAGACGTACAGCTTCTGACTCCTACTCACAAGGGCCCGCTTGGCACAGTCGAACTGAACACTAAGCTCCAGCGCCTCATCCAGCGGAAGCTCTGGAACTATGACGCGCCGCCCGTCCAGCCAGGCAGACGTCCAAAGCTGCTCACCAATGACAAGGTCATCCAGACCCGGAACAACTACGACCTCGGAGTCATGAACGGCGCGATGGGGATTGTCCGCAGCGTTGGTCTCGACGGGTCGCTAACCATCGAGTTCGAGGACAAGATAGTCCATATCGAAGCGGGGTCGCCGCATCGCGGTGATATCCAGCTTGCCTACGCGCTCACCATTCACAAGTCCCAGGGGTCGGAGTTTCCCTGCTCGATTGTGATTGCGCACAAGTCACACTCGTTCATGCACCATCGGAACCTGCTCTATACCGGCGTGACGCGTGCCTCTCAGACAGCGATAATCGTCGGCGACCACTGGGGAATCGCCAACTGCGCCAAGCGTGTGCAGGTGGATGCGCGGAAGACGTTCCTATCACTCCTGTTGAACGGGGGTGCCCAATGAACACGATCCAGGCAATTGAGACTCAGTACAACGGCTACAGATTCCGCAGCAGGCTGGAAGCACGATGGGCGGTGTTCTTTGACAGCCTCGGCGTCCCCTACCTCTACGAGCCTGAGGGGTTCGAGCTTGGCGACGGAGTCAGGTACCTCCCGGATTTCTGGCTGCCGGATCAGCATTGTTGGGTGGAGATAAAGCCTCCCGGCGAGTGGGACTATCACCTTGAATGCGATCTCCTCGCCGAGCGGTCCGACTGCCAACTGTTGCTCTACATAGCGGGTAACCCCTGGCCGGGGGAGTATGGAATCATGCCATACCCGGCCACAAGCGAACTACACAGTAGTTCGGCTTGGGTCTTTGCCCTGGGGCGCAAGAGTGATCGCGAGCTGTGGATATGCAACGACGATGTCGGCGCGGAATGCCTGAACCCCATCGCTCTCGAGGACGAGAAATACCCTTCGGCAAATGCTCCACGGCTTATCGGCGCATACAGGGCAGCCCGTCGAGCGCGCTTTGAGTTCGGTGAGCGGCGGCCGAGATACCGGAGGCAGCCGAGTGGATAGAAACGCGTCGGACGCAACGATCTACGACGATATACCAGACGAGCTGAAGACGCTTCGGCAGTGGGTCTGCTACCGCATCGAGAATCGCAATGACATTCCCACCAAGATACCATACCGAACGGACAAAGTCGGACGCGGCAACGCCAAGACCAATGATCCGGCGACCTGGCATACTTTTGATGAGGTCCTGGAAGCGGCTGCCAAGTCCGCAAACAGGTTCGACGGCATAGGGTTCGTACTATCTGAGTCCGACCCTTATGTGTTCGTGGATCTCGACCATGTGGTGAACGACGGTGAGATGGAGCCCTGGGCGCTTGAGATGATCGGGCGCATTGGTTCCTACACGGAATTCAGCCGGTCTGGAGCGGGCATCCACATCGTCACACGGGCAAAGAAACCCGGACCCAGGTGCCGGACACACAGCAAGCCGCAGTTCGAGATATACGACGACGTGCGGCTCGTCGTGTTTACGGGCAGGCTGTGGCCCGGCTCGCCGGCCCAGATCAACGGCGCTCAGGAGGCAGTGAGCGAGATTTACTTCGACGTGTTCGGTGAGAACCCCCAGAACGTTCCGCCGAAGGAAAGCACAAAAAACGCCCGGCCGGTCGGAAAGTCCGATCCGGCGCTCATCGAGGAAGCCTTGTCCGCGACCAACGGAGAGAAGTTTGGGCGGCTCTGGAACGGGAACATCGGGGAGTACAACGGCGACGCCAGCGCGGCGGACATGGCGCTCTGCTGCATGCTTGCGTACTGGACGGACAAAGACCCGGCCAGGATGGACAGGCTGTTCCGCGAGTCGGGACTGATGCGCGACAAGTGGGATGAATCGCGAGGCCCGAAAACATACGGGCAGATCACGATTGACGCAGCCAACGGCATAGTCAAAGAGACCTATGCCGACCACACAGGCAAACGGAAACGGCGCGCGAAGCGAGATGCTGGAGTAGCTAAGACGCAAACGCGCCCCGTTGAAGGTCTACCTGCCATCCGTGCTGACTGCCAGGACCTTCGCAGCGTGACAGGTCAGTGCTGGGAGGCCATCGCCCGTGCCAACAACCCTCCGAGGTATTTCCGGTATATCGGTCTTCCCTCCAGACTCGAAAAAGACGATGATGGGATGCTGGTCCCCAGGGAACTGACCCCCGACAGGCTGCGACACGAACTGGCTCGTGTGGCAAATTGGGTGAGCGGGGAGCAGGACGAATCGGCCAAGCCTCCAGTCGATGTCGTGAGGGACGTGCTGGCGACTCCCAATCCTCCGCTGCCGGTGCTGGCGCGTATCACGGACGTTCCTGTGTTCGCTCCGGATGGTTCGCTCTCAATGGCCGAGGGCTACCATGCCGCCGGGCAGACATATCGGATGTCGAGGGCCGGGCTGAAGATCCCCGACATACCGTCTGCCCCATCGTCAGGCGAGGTCGATGCAGCGAAGAGCCTGATCCTCGATATGATCTCAGAGTTCCCGTTCGTGGATGAAGCCGACCGCGCGCATGCCGTCGGACTCCTTCTTCTCCCATTCGTGCGAGACCTTATCGACGGGCCGACGCCCAACCATCTTGTCGAGGCTCCGCAGGCGGGCACGGGAAAAGGACTGCTGGCCGATGTCCTGCTGACACCCGCCTGTGGCAAGCAGGTGTCGACTATTTCCGAGGCCAGGGACGATGACGAATGGCGAAAACGGATAACCGCGCAACTCCGCAGCGCGCGCACGGTGGTTCTCCTGGACAACGTCACGCGGCCGCTCAACTCCGGGGCGCTGGCTTCCGCGCTTACGGCAACGGTCTGGGAGGACCGGATACTGGGCAAGTCGGAGAACCTGCATATCCCCGTGCGCTGCGTCTGGGTGACGACTGCCAACAATCCCACCATGACAACGGAGATCGCCAGGCGATGCATACGCATTCGGCTGGACGCAAAGGTCGACCGTCCGTGGTTTCGTGATGGGTTCAGGCAGAAGAAGCTTCGCGGTTGGGCGCTTGCTAACCGCGGCGAACTGGTGGGCGCTGCTCTTACGCTCGTCCAGGCATGGGTGTGCGCCGGTATGCCCGCCTCCGAGACCAAGCCGCTGGGTTCCTATGAACAATGGACCGCGATAGTCGGGGGGATATTACAGCACGTGGGGGTACCCAGGTTCCTGTCGAACCTCCTTGAGTTCTACGAGCAGGCGGACATCGAGGGAACGATGTGGCGGCAACTGGTCGAGGCATGGTCAGAGAAGTTCGGTCAGGAGCGCGTGGGAGTGAACGACCTGTTTGACCTGGCTTTGGAACTGGACGTGTTCGACTTCGGCAAAGGCGGCGAGAGGTCGCAAAAGACTGCTTTTGGCCGACGGCTCAGTCGGCAGCGTGATCGTGTGATAGGCGAGAATCGGATAATCGCTGCGGGGAAATCCAAGCGCGCAAGTCAGTGGATGCTGGTCCCGACAAGCGATCTGTTTTCTGGGAGGGTGAACATAGAGAACATCGGTGAACATTCCCCCTCTTCCCCTCATGCGCCCGCGCACACACATGCACACGTAGACGAGGGTGAAAATGTTCACTCAGGTTCACTATGTTCACCCGACGATTCTGCTCCGGCTTCGTCCATGCCGGGCTATGAGGAGTTCTGATGGCGTACCTCGATTCACTGACAAGACACGCCCTCAGGGCGAGCATTCAGCCGGACGGCAAGATCAGGCTGGAGCCGGACTGGCTTATCACGGATGGCATCCGGCAGATAGTCCACGAGCACCGTGAGGAGCTTGTCGGGGAGATCACCGAGAACGCGGCATCTGGCGATCCGTCCGAGGAGACCGTCTCCGACTATCACCTTCTTTGGGTCGCGACGGACCTCGACTCGTTCGAGGAATACGATCCCCGATTCGGTTACGAGCTGAGCTGCGATCCCGTTT